GTTTTAGTCGAAATTTGCTTTCTAAGGCAAAAGATGATATAATAGACTATATAGATTGGGAACATTAAAAAAGGAGGAAGTGATGAAACCACTTATTGCGATAGGAATATTAGTTGGTATTGTAACTGAAGTAGCAAAAATATATGCCTGTTGTAAACATTTTCAACTAGAAATTATAGGGCTTAAACAAGAATCTAGTAAGTGGCAGAGTTTATACTACGATAAACTTACTACAGACGATATAGCGTGGGGATAATATGCTAATTAAATGTATATTTCCAAATGAGATTATTCGTCAACCCATTATTCATAAGTTAGGAACCCAGTTTTCAATTATAACCAATATTCAACAAGCAAGTATAACACCCGAAATTGGTTGGGTTGTAGTAGAAATTACAGGGGAAAATCAAGAAATATCTAGTGGAATAGAATGGCTTAAAAAGATTGGTGTAAAAGTCGAGTTAATAGAAAAGGGGGATTAAATATGGCTAAAGTCAGTGTACATTTAGGATTTACGTTTAGGGTTGGTGATTTATCTACTAATCAATATGGACGTATGGATTTATCGGTAGATCAAATTGATACTGAGTTACCTATAAATGAGCAATTAGAAGGATCAAAACAAGCAGCGGAACAGGTATGGGAGTTTGTTAAAGGAAAACTTGATTCCCAGATTGATGAGGTATTAGATGAGTCAGAATAACGTAGAAACTACAAGAATGAGTGTTTTAGAAGCTGTACTAGCTGAACGAGAGCGTCAAGATAGTTTATGGGGAGATCAATCAGGGCATTCTGATCCGTGGTGGCATGTTATTGCAGCCGAAGAAAATGGGGAAGTAGCTAGGGCAGTGTATGAACAGAATGTTCCTCAAACTTATTTAGAAATTATTCAGGCTTGTGCAGTATATTTTGCGTGGGCTGAGGCGATTTTAAGGAGGGTTAAATGAAGCATTCTGCAGAAGAAGTTATTGAAGATTTACTAAAAAGTACGAAGTTAAATTTTCATAGGGGGTCTGATGATTCTTTTTTATATAGTCGTATTCCGTTTGGTATACCATCCTTAGATAAACTTACAGGTGGAGGAATACCTAAGAAGCGAATGACGATTTTATACGGCCCTACAAATGTGGGAAAGTCTTATTTAGCATCTCAAATTGTTGTTAATGCTCAGAAAGCTGGTGGAACGGCTGCATGGATCGATACTGAACTCTCATGGGATAGTGTTTGGTACGCTAAATGTGGCGTAGATGTTAATAATATTCTAGTCTCACAGCCAGTAAATGGTGAAGAGGCTATGGATATGATCAGAGAATTAATGCAGGTGGGAGTCGATGTAATTGTTTTAGATAGTGTTGCAGGATTAGTTCCTACAGCAGTAGTTGAAGAAGAATTTTCGTATAATCCTATGGCATGGCAAGCCAGATTTGTAAATTCTGCTTTACCTAAACTATTACCTAATTTAAAGAAGGGATCGGCTTTTGTTGCTATTAACCAAGTTAGAAGTAGTATAGGCCCAGTAGCTCTAGATAATATGCCGGGAGGTCTAGCACAGTCTTTCTTTGCCCATTTCTTATTACAAGTACGTAGGCATGGTTGGATTGAAGATAAAAATAAAGCTAAGGTGGGGTTTGATATGGAGATACGGTTGAGAAAGACTAAGGTTGGTGGAGAGAATTGGGATTCCGCTATAATTCCATTTAGAGTGGAAGGTGGAATAGATATTTTAGAAAGTTTTATTCGAGAAGGCATTGAAAAGAAAGTAATCTCTCAAGCTGGCCCATGGTACAGTTATAATGGAAAAAAGGCTATGGGTTTGAATGGGATTAAAACTTTGTTTACAGATACAGAAGAGCTTTTTGCTAAGTTAAAAGAGGATGTAGCAGTATGAGTGAAGACAACTATATATTAATTAGAAAAGAAAAAAATATGTGGATAGGATATCTAGAAGTAGCTTCAGTAGAAGAACCTAGTTATACTGTACCGGTATTTAAGGTTAAAAAGGTTGAAGATGCTATATTACACGCTCAGAATTCTGATACAGAATATGGGTATAAATTTGAGGGGTTGAGTATAGATGCGTCTTAGAGATTACACTAGACAAGAAAATATAATTGCGGAATATTTATCTGAATTTGGAATACGTTATACGCAACAGTATGAATTTTTTCCTTATACCGTTGACTTTTATATTCCAGACCTCAAGATGGTTGTCGAGGCAGATGGAAAATATGGGCATTTTCAGAAACGAGAGGTTGGGCGAGATAGAGAGTTAGTTGATTGGTATGGAATAGAGTATGTTTTGCATATTAAAGAAACTACTAAAGAGGAGATTAAAAAGATATTATGGCAGGAATTAAACAAATTAACAGAAAAGCGGTTAAATCGGTCAAAGCTCCCAGAAAACCTAGAGTAAAGAATCAGGATACGTGGTTGCTTAAACACTTAGAAAGTAATTTAAAATATACTAAGAAGTGGACAACTAAAGACATATTCTATCCTTCTATGTTAGGTAATCTATGTGATAGATATTTGTATTTGGCTTATAATGGAAAGTTAGGAGATCAGGTTATTGGAGCAAAGACAGCTAGGATTTTTGATCATGGTGGGTCACTAGAAGTTAGAATGAAGAAATACTTTGAGAGAACAGGAATCTTTCTTGCTTCAGAACAGTCAGTTAGAGTGAATAATCCCCCTATTTCAGGACGCTATGATTTTTTGTTAAAACATGAGGAATATGGAAGAGTAATATTAGAGTTGAAATCTATTAATGATAAAGGTTTTAAAGCATTGATTGATATTCCTAAGCCTGAACATCTAATTCAGTTACAGATTTATTTAAACTTAGCTGGTGTGGAAAATGGTGTGGTGTTGTATGAGAACAAAAATGATCAGGAATTGAAAGCATTTAAAGTGTTTAAAAATGTAGATACATGGAATTTTATTTTAGAACGATGTATACGTATACAATCTATGGTTTCTTTGAATATACCTACACAGTGTACTGGAGAATTTTTCTGTGGGTGTGGGGGTATAAAATAATGGAAACAAGGGAAACACAATGGACACCTATAAAAGCATTAGGTAGGGCACAACAACAAATAGACGATTTAACTATTCCTCCTTTAGGTAAGGAGATTATTAAAGAGTATCAATTGAATTTTACTAATCTTATGAATGAAGATAACCGTAAATTAGAGGAATATTTAACGGCGTATGGAGGTTATAAAGCATATCTAGAAACTCAGTTAGCTGATATATCCTCCAAGAAAAATGCATTAGAAGCAGCCTTTGATGAGGGCTATGCTACAGCTATTTTTCGTTTGGCTGAGGAACGAGAAGAGGGGGGTAAGAAGAAGCTAACTCGTGAAGAGGTACGAGGTGCAGCCATGTCTAAGTATGATCAGCTTAAAGAACTTAGGCGAGAAGTAATTGAACAAGATATTGTACATACTAGAGTGGCTGGTTTACTTAGTGCATATAAAGCAGCATATGACGCTGTTTCACGAATAGTGACTTTGAGGACATATGGAAATGATAATATCAAATATGGATAATATAGAAACCCCTATTTATGGAAATTTGTATATGGGCATAGATTGTTCAAGTAAAGCTATTCATAGCGTGTGGATAGATGAGCAGGAACGTCTTATAGCTCAATGTAAATGGGGGAGCAAAAAGAAAAATTTTGAGGAGAGATTCCTAGATTTTGGGCTAGATTTTTGGGAGTCACTTAGTAAAATAAAAGTAATACTGAATGAGAAAGTTACAGTACAAGCTGCTGTTGAAGCAGCTATTTATATACAAAATCCTAAAGCAACTATAGCTATAGCATCAGTGTCTGGATTAGCTCGTTTTACGTGTTTTGTAAACGGATTTGATTGTGAATTCATTGATAATACCAAATGGAAAAGAGATATATTAGGTAAAGGAAACGCCTCTAAAGTAGAAATTAAAGAATTTGCCATAGACAAATGGGGTGATGAGAAGTTTCCAGAACAGGACTTTGCTGATGCGGCTTGTATAGCATTATGTAAGAAAAGGAGGAATGAGAATGACAGGACTTAGAAAGGTTAATGAAGGACAAATTAAAATTAGTTTTAATGCTCCAGTTGAACAAGAGCATAAAGAATATGAAGATCGTTTTCCAGATGATCTTCCCACAATAGAGGAGGTTAAAGAAAAATATGGGAAGGTCGTATGGTGTCAATATACTAAATGTCTGTATAATGAAACTATCCAAGGTTTACAGCGAACTACTGGAACGCTATTAAAGAATAAAACATATAAGCCTATCAATGAACAAGAAAATATATGGGCCAATATATGTACCAGAGATGAAATAGGGATTAGATTTGATACTGTGCTTACTGCTAACGGTTCTAAGATTAAGGTGCCGTCTTGTTTCACCGCCGTATCTGGCGTATCGGGGCATAAGGATTGGAGTAGTTTACTTCAGGGGGATGGATCACCCCTTGGCGGTAATATTGAGTCGCAGAATAGTATAAATAGTGGTTATTAATAATATAGGAGTGTTAAAAGATGCCTAAAAAGTTTCCAGAAAAAGTTAGATTAAGCGCAATGGAACTGTATTTGAAGGGAGATCAGCCCGCAAAGGATATAGCTGCAACTATTTCTAAGACTTATAAGGTTAATGTAACTCCTTCTACTATTTATTCGTGGGCACGATCTGCAAACTGGAAGAATACGCAGGTTGAAGCCCGAACAGAGGCCATGATTGCTGTACAGGAAAGAGAAAGTGTTCGCTTTTCTAGACTTCAAGATGAGCATTTAGATACATATGAACGGATAAGGCATCAGGCAGCGCATGAATTAGGGAATTTAAATTATACAAGAGCTTTTGATGCAGCTAAAGCGGTTGATTTAGGTATTCAAGGAGAAAGAAAAGTTATGGAGGGTTTAATAAATCTCCAGTTTGTACAGGATATTTTAGGGGTGTTGGTAGAAGAGATTAATGATCAAGAAGTTCTTAAGCGGATTTCCTTAAGAATGAAAGGTTTGATGCAAAATAGGTCAGATAATGGCAATTAAAGATGGTGTAACTACTTTTGCAAAAGCATTTGATGTGTTAGCACAAGGATTGCAAACTTATCAGCATATACGGATGGGAAGTTTCTGGGAATTTTTAAGAGATGTATGGTCTCAGGGATTTGATCATCCAGAATATTTTCAAGCGTGGCATATCGGAATTTTAGCAGAAGATATTGAAAAAGCTTTGGAAGAGGGTAAACATTATGTTGCAGTATTGCCTCGCTTTCATTTTAAATCGACTATATTGGGTCATGCATTTAGTATTTGGCAAATATTACGATCAACCAGAAATTGTTCTATTTTATATTTATCATACAGTGATGGAATGGCTAAATACCATATTAATGAGATTAATAAAACGATTGCGAGAAATTTTACATTAAAGGAGATGTTTGTAAGTAAAAATCCAAAAGCGGATTTTTCTTTTAGATATACCGTAAATAATAAGCCAGTAGAGATTATGCATGGGGGTCTTTTTTCATTTAAAAGAGGTATGCACGTTAATGGCGCTTTAATTGCGGATGACGTATTACGTGATCCAGAAAATCCGTTGAATCCTGCGCAGCTTACTAAAGTTGAAGATCATTTTTTAACAGAGAGTTTGTTTATTCCATTAAAAGATGTACCAATAATAGTACTGGGAACTCCTATGATGCCCGGTGATTTATTAACAAAATTACAACATGATGAGAGATTTAATAGTAGGGTTCTTCCCGCTCTTGATCCTACACCGACTCGTAGGGTACTTATGCCGGAATTATATAGTGAGAAGTGGTTATTACAACAGAAAGAAGCTAGACCTAAGTCATTTGCTTCAGAGTTTATGTTGATTCCGCATTTTTCAACGGAATCATATTTTGAAGCTGAGGATATAGAGAAGTGTGAAGATAAGACTTTAAGAAACTTACCTGCAACAAAGGCTTATGAACCTGATGGACATGAAGATATTTTTGCTGGGTTTGATGTGGGAAAGAAAAGACACCCATCGCATTTAGTTATCTTTAGGCAAGTAGGATCAAAAGTTGAACAGCTACATCAATCATGGTTAGATGGCTGGTCTTATACTGATCAGATTGAATATTTGAATGAGGTTGCAAAAAATTTTAACATTTTAAGGGGGTATATTGATAATACAAGAGGTGAACTAGAAGATAGGGGTTTAGCCAAGTCGTGGTATCCTATACATTTCACAACGAAGTCTAAAAATACTATGGCACAGATTTTTGAACAGTATGTTCATTCAGGAAATTTGGCTTTACTTAAAGATGAAAGACAAAGACAACAGATTTTATCGGTAAATAATGAATTAAAAGCTCCAGAAACACCTTTGGGACATGGAGATGCATTCTTTTCGATTGCTATGGCTCTTCAAGCTGTTTATGAAACCAGTAATGGTAAATATGTATCACTAGGAAGTTTAACTGATTGGCAAGCAGCACTTTCTCCAGATACAGAGACTAATGAAAAAGCTATAAATATATCCATTGCGGATAATGTACGTCGAAAAGCGACAGTGGCAGAAAACGCAGACGTAGAAACTTCAAGATTTACTTTATCTTGGTTTGCTAATGATAGTAACGAAGAGGTTCAAGCTCCGAATCCCCATTGTGAAGAGGCAGTATGTATGGAGTCGTTTTGGGTTCCAGAACGAGGTTTATGTCTATATTGTGGATACAGAAGAAAGAATTAAATATAATATTGGGGAGGAATATCAATGATCACGGCGCAAGAACTTTTAGTTAAGTCCAATCCTGTTAGTATGCTATCAGAACAAGCGAAAATAGTATTGGGACACAGGTATTTTTTGAAGAATCAAGATAATACTATTATTGAAGATGGGGATGAACTTTTTAGGAGAGTCGCAAAAGCAATTTCTGTTATAGATATTGAGTATTATGCGTTGTCGGTTGAAGCAGAACTGTTAGAAAACGACTTTTTTACTATGATGAGTAAGTTAGAATTTCTTCCTAATTCACCAACATTAATGAATGCTGGAACAGAACAGGGCACATTATCGGCATGTTTTGTTTTGCCCTTGGACGATTCTATGCAAGATATTATGAAGGCTGCAACCGACACAGCTATGGTTCAGAAATTTGGGGGTGGTACTGGCTTCGCTTTGTCTCAGATTCGACCTCGTGGAGATAAGATAAAGACAACTCATGGCATGGCTTGTGGCCCTATAGAGGTATTAAAAACCCTGTCACGAGTATCTTCCATGATTACACAAGGGGGAAAAAGAGATGGGGCAAATATGGCGGTCATGTCGGTTTATCATCCCGACATTCTTAATTTTATTAGTTGTAAGTCTGTTGAAGGTGAAATTCATAATTTCAATATTTCCGTGGGCGTGGACTCAAGGTGGATGGACTATGTATTAACTAATAGTGAGTATCCGTTAATTAATCCTGCTACTAAGGAACTAGTTGGGTATTTAAATGCACGAGAAGTTTTTAACACTATAGTAGCTGGTGCATGGAAAAACGGTGAACCGGGTATGATTTTCTTAGATCAAGTTAATAAAGATAATCATGTTATTGATACTTATGGAGAAATGCTTGCTACAAATCCTTGTGGTGAACAACCTTTGTTAGGTAATGAGTCTTGTAATTTAGGGTCTCTAAATTTGGCTAAATTCTTTGAGCCTGAACCAATAAGTGGTGCATGGTATAATAAAATCAACTGGCGGACATTAGAAAAGGTAACTAGATTAGCAACACACTTTTTGGATAATGTAATTGATGCTAATTATTATGCTACCCCTGATATTGAGGAGATGACTAAGGCTACTCGTAAGATTGGTCTTGGTGTTATGGGCTTTGCTGATTTACTTATTCAGATGAAGATTCCATATGACTCAGAGTTAGCACGAAAAGTTGGGCAGCGTGTAATGAAAGATATTAGAAAATGGTCTGATAATGAATCCTTAAAATTAGGAGTATTACGAGGAACATTTCCTGCATGGAACAATAGTAATTATGATAAAATAACTGAAGCTTTTAGGAATCATTGTCGTTTGACAGTTGCTCCTACTGGAACTATTTCTATGATTGCTGATACTTCTAGCGGTATCGAGCCTACTTTTGCTTTGGCCTGGCAAAAGCAAAATATTCTCGAAGGTAAAACCTTGACTTATGTGAATAAGTATTTTGAAGTGGATGCTAGAAATTACGGTTTTTATTCTGAGGAATTAATGGGTTATCTAGCTGAAGGAGGTTCTCTCCAAGAGCGTAAAGATGTTCCTCAATGGATTAAGAAGGTTTATGTTACGGCCCCCGAGATTTCTCCTAGTAATCATGTTTTGATGCAAGCAGCATTTCAGGAGTCTGTCGATTCAGGGATATCTAAAACAATTAATTTTGCAAATAGTGCGACTCATAAAGATGTTGAGGATGCATATATGTTAGCGTGGACTACAGGATGTAAAGGCATTACTGTTTACAGGGCTGGTAGTAGAGATAAGGAAGTCTTAGTTAAAGGTAATCGTGATTCTATTTCTAATAAGATAGAGGAAGCTTGTTGTGAAAATCCGTACATTGTTATGGAATCTGGATGCCAAGTATGTAAGACTTGTGGATGGAGCGCATGTTTAGTAGCTTAATATAGTATAATATATTAGAGGCTGTATCTATACAACTAGCTAGGAGGTAAAAATTATGCGTAAATGGCTTCAGAAGTTGTTTAATTGGAAAGCTATAGCAACAGGTTTGCGAAGAACTGTAGGTACTTTATCCTTGCTTATAGGTCTTGTAGTTTTAGTAGCGGTCTTTTTTAACCCTATGCCTTTAGTGGCTCCATTATTTCCCCTCTATATAGAAGGGTGGTTGTATATTGATCAGACTTATGTTCAGAATTTACTTACTATTCTTTGGACACAGTTAGTGATTTCTGTTAGCATCTCTTCTGTAGTCCTATTATTGGGAGTGATAACACTTAGGAAAGGCTTCAAAACAGGCATCTTAGCGTTTTGGCGAGGTTTAAAAACTTCCCCAAGAGCGACGTTGGAAGCACCAGTACGTATATACCGTAGGATTAATATTTGGCGTGATTGGCTCCTAGCAAAAATAGATTATCTGCAAACAGAAAGTATGAAGTGGAAACGAACTTTCCAAGTGATGAAGAGTCCCTACAGTTTGTTAAGGGCCATGGGGTTTAGTCCACAAATGGCGGTGGGTCTTTTGTTTGCTGGTTCAGCGGTTGGGGGTGGTGTCGTGGTAAACGAAACAGTGTTTTCTGAAAGGTCGTTTACCCGTGGAGATAGTGGTATTTATGCGGCATCGGTTATAGGAGAAAATGCTAACTTAGACATTCCTACATCCTACATTGAAGGGTCAAACACGTTAAGGATCGACTTAGGTAGTACACCTGTTCGGGAAATTACCATAGAGAATGTGTCGGTAGGTACGGTTTTCACAGGGTCTGCATTACCATCTGGAGAGGCCAATGTGGTGCAGGTATCGGGTAATGTCGTGTCTGGTGGAACAAACACACGGCTTGAAGTAGGACATTTTATACTTGAAAATTCTCGTTGTAAAAAGTTAACTCTTACTGATATACAGGCTCATACTCTTATAGTGCGTGGAAATGCTAGTGATGGTCAAAGTTTGGCCCCATCACCCGGAACTTCTAGAATGAGGGCCATAGGAGGGGGGCATCAACAGGCCGATGCAATGGTCACTAATGGTGGCACTTATGACCGTATCTGGATACAGGCTCCTGCAAGCGGTGTTAATGGTAAAATAGGTACTTTAAAACTGTCTAATTTATACACAAAGGGTGGTGATTGTGTCATCTCAAAAATGAATGTGGGAACTATGGAGATTGTCTTAAACGAGATAGGTATGGGTAATGGATTTGCAACTAAAGAATTTACGATTGCAACAAGTGTCACGGCTGCTAATATAACAATGGAAGACAATGTTGAAGTAACTATAGCTGAACCTGCAACATCATAAGGAAACCATGTTCGAGTACAGAAGTAATTTGATAAAAATTATAGATGGTGATACAATAGATGTAGACCTTGATCTGGGTTTTGCAGTTATCTTAAAGAAACAACGGATTCGCCTTTACGGAATTAATACTCCAGAGTCAAGGACACGAGACTTAGAAGAAAAACGATATGGATTAGCAGCGAAAGCAAGATTAAGAGAATTGTTAGAAGATGCGGATACGATTACAGTTAAAACAGCAATTGATAAAAAAGCGAGAGGAAAATATGGTCGTATCTTAGGCACGATTTATGCTGATGATATTAATGTTAATGAAAAATTGCTTGAAGAAGGTCATGCAATTGAGTATTTTGGAGGAAAGAAACAAACTAATAAATGGTGGAGGGAGTAAATTATGGCAGCAGTAACGGTATATACATCATTTGGTTGAGGCCCATGCATAATGGCCAAGTCTTGGTTAAATAAAAATAATGTATCTTTCACAGAAAAAAATGTTGGACAAGCAGGTGTAATAGATGAATTAATGGCGTTAGGATATCACGGAAGTACTCCAGTGATTATGGTAGACGAAACAGTAATAGTTGGATATAGTCCAAGTAAATTATCGGAAGTGTTAAAGATAAAGGCAAGTTTTTAGATAGGAGGAAATTAGATGACACTAGGAAATATTTTAAGAGAACGAGATGTACAGTATACAGCACTTAAAGATGAGGTTACCAATACATGGAGAATTTTAAACACATGGCATGATGAGTTGAAGAACTTAAGTCCTGATGACGACATTCCTGATGATAGTAAAGCAGTAACAATCTTAACTGAAGGAGGGTTTTTAGCGTTGATTCGAGAGGCGGCACGATTAGGAGTGTTAGATAACGTGTCTTTTACTGATAGTACAGGGGAGGGATATGAAGAAGAGCGTCAAGAAATGCAGGATAAAATAGTAAAATATGAAAAAGAGGTGGCTTCATTACAAGTTCGTCATAATGAAAGTGAATCCTTTAGATTGAAAGAAAAGGCGTTAGGAGCGATTCTTAAATTAGCAGCTATGTCCGATGCGACCTTATTGAGTGAGGAATAAATATGAAATTATCAGATTATCTACCTGAAGTTCCAGCATTTGCTCAACAAATGAGTGCTTTAAGTAATCAAATTAACCAGTTTCAGTTAATGAAAGCTGCTGGGGATACAGGACAAGCCCCAACAATTGGTCTAGACCATGTAGTTAATACATGGGTTCGTCATCAAATGGCGTATAGACAGCAATTGGTTATGGACTTACAGACTATTTGCATGACGGTAGAGGAAATACGCTCTCCATTAAGTCATATAACGAATGAAGTATTCAGGAGAGGCTTACAATGGAAACCTTTGATAGCCGATCCAGATGAAAGTCAACTAGAAGTTTTTAGTAAATTTCTAAAAGACTGTAATGTCTTTGATCAAAGTTTGGAAGAAGTTATGAGACAATTTCACTTTGATGTAAATTCTATAGATGATGGTTTTATATATCTTGCTAAAGAATATTATAGTTCTGGAGATGGTTTATTACGGTCTAAGGTTAAAGAGATTCGTAGACTGAACCCATCTTTGGTAGAATTTGACTTAGATGTTTCCGGTTTGCCTAAGAACGCTCATTTCCTTTGTCCTATACATAGAGAGCAAGTTAAAGATACGCCTCAAAGCTGTGATCAACACGGCTGTGTTAGACAATGTCAACCAGTTATGTATAAATACTATCATCGTAATCAACAAATTTATTTATTTGATTCTGAAGTAATCCATATGACTAAGTTCTCTCCTTCCGAAACGTATGGCTGGTCGCCAATATTAACAATCTTTGAAAAAGCACTAACGTTGATTGGAATGGATAAGAATCTTTATAGGTATTTCTTTGAGAGAAAGATGCCAGCTTCTATGGTTATGGTAACGACTGATGATCCTGAGAGTTTGAGAAGGGAACGAGCTAACATAGCGGCTCAGACACGGCTTGACCCTAACTATATTCCTATGATTGCTGTTTCAGCTAGGAATCAGCGAGGTAGAGTAGATATGGTACGCCTCTTCCACACTCTACAAGAAATGGACTATCTACCAGTTAGGGAGGAAATTAGGGAAAGGGTTGCAGCTATGTGGGGAGTTACTCCTGCATGGCAAGGCGCACCAGATGCTTTTGGTGGGTTGTCTAGTCAAACACAGCAACTAGTCGTTATGAGTCGTGTGGTTGAAGCAGATCAACGATTATTTCATGAAAAAGTATTTCCTGTTCTATTAGACGCTTTTGGAATTACAGATTGGGCCTTAGTTCTTCCTAATCCAGAGGAGAAGGCTGAAGCAACTAAAATTAGTTTTGCTCAACAGAAGGTTCAAGTTGCTAATGCGTTAGCTCAATTAGGATTTACTATTACCTTAAAACAACAAGGAAGTGATTTAGGAGACGTAGATTTTTCTATAAGTGGTGAATATGTACCTACGGCTCAGATGCAAGGAGAACAAATGGGTATGCAAATTGCACAACAAGAACAGCAATTCCAGATGCAACAGCAGCAACAGGAACAACAACAGCAGCAAATAGCGGCTGCTCAAGAGCAAGCTAATCAAACAGGTGAACCTGTGGAGGTTGATGTTGGCGGTGGTGGCGAAGGCGGTGGTGGTGAAGCTGAGATACAGGCCATGCTTAAGGCTGATGATGATTCCCATAACTCAGATAAACTTTCTGAATCTGAAAAGATGCGAAAACTTAGTGACGCCTTAATGCATGAGGAAATGTATCCTGATCAAGACGAGGAAGAATAATGACTACTTTTAATGAGGAGGTAAGTGGAGAATATCAACAAGAAGAAAAACCAATTGTAACCATTACTGACGAGAGTCTACAACTTCCTAAAGATCAACGTTTATATATTAATTCTAATGAGCTTCGTGACTATGCTGGAATGGGGTTGGCAATCTATGAAGGGCCAAGAAAAGGAGAGTATGTAGATAGAAGTTTATTGGATGATAAAGGGAAACCTACAAAAGTGCCAATTGACTATGAGCAATATCATTATGTAGATACTCGTAGGCATTGGCTTAAACAGCATATCAACCAATATCCACCTAAAGCTACTGGGCCTCTTATATTTAGAAATCAAGAAACAGGAAGTATGGAGACTATTGACTTAGAGACGTTACATCCTGTTCCTAATCATACTCCTAATTTATATCGGTATACTCAAGATGGTAAAGTAGTAGAGCTTCCTGCTGGTATCGCTCATTATGATAGTGAAGGTAATAAATTATCTCCCCATAAAGATGAACGTGATCGCCCTATTATTATTCAACAGACTCAAGCTCTTATTCTAAATGCTTATCGTGATCAGAAAGTACCTAACAATGCCACCAATGTGTTTGTGGCTGGAAATGAAACTTCTGAAATACAAGCAATCTATCGGAATGTACAAGGAAAACAACAGGTAATCTTTTCTCCAGAAGAGGCTAAGAGAAGAAAAGATGTTCATTGGAAGAACCAACTTGAGGCTAGGAAAAGTGCAGATGACTTAATAGATACCTTATCTGCGGATATTGACAATATAGATACTTGGTCGGAAAATGATCAAGTTATTTTATTAATTGGTCGGATGGGTTTTCGTCATGGAGGGGATACTATTAGTTTTCTTGCAGCCAATGAGGAAGAGCAAAAAAAGAATGGGGCAACAAGCCCTCAAAATACAGGAGAACGTACTGGAATAGGTGCATCATCCTTAATAGCTAAGGAAGTATCTATTCAAGACGATGGTTCCGTAAGGTTCCAGTTTTTAGGGAAGAGTAAAATTCCTCACGATCATGTATCAACTGATCCCTTAGTTAAACGAATTGTACAACAGGCGTTGCGTGGGAAACAGTCAGGAGAGCAACTCTTTCCAAGAGCTAACACGAAACAAAATCTAAATAGATTACGAAAACTTACTGGCAATAAGCGCATGGAAATAAAAGACATTAGAACTTATATTGGAACTTCTATTGCTAGGGATTTAGTTAAACAAGAAATCGCTAATCGTGGAGGTAGGACTACGACTACGGAGGAGTTTAAGGAAGCATTAAAACGAATTTCTATAGAAGTAGGTAAAGCATTAGGACATAAAAGTGGGAGTAGAGATAAAGACACTGGAGAAATGATGTATGAAGATATAGGAACAACGGCTCTTAAGTATTATATTGATCCTGTAGTTTGGCAAGATTTAGCTCCCGAAGGTACAGTCGAAAAACTTATGAAAATGGTAAAGAATTTACAGACTCTCTCTAAAACTCTTCCTCCAAATGCAATATACTCTTCAACTGAAGCCCCTCCTAAAGGAGCTATGACATTTGTAACAGAAGAGCGAGAAGCAGAGTATTGGTTACAACCTACAGAAGTCTTTCCTCAAACTCCAAATGTACAAGAGGTAATTGATGCTAATCCACAAGCACAACAGATTTTACAGGACTTAGGACAACAAGGAACACCGTATGTAGTAGGTGGTGGTGTACGAGATATTTTGCTAGGTAAACCTAGTAAAGATATAGATATTGAAATGCATGGAGTTCCTATGGATAAATTAGGCCAGCTTATGGAAAAACATGGGGGGAAATCAGAACAAGTAGGTAAACAGTTTGGAGTGTTTAAAGTGGGTGATGTAGATGTCTCATTACCTAGAACAGAGACTAAAACAGGGACTAAACATACAGATTTTGATGTTCAAGTACATACATCATTGCCATTAAAACAAGCAGCACGTAGAAGGGACTTTACTATGAATGCTTTGATGTATGATGTAAAGAATCATAAGGTCATAGACTTTTTTGGTGGGCATGATGATATCGTAGCTAAAAAAATTAAACATGTTGACGATAAAACCTTTGTAGAAGACCCATTGCGTGTTTATAGAGCGGCACAATTTGCAGGAAGATTTGGTTTTTCAATTGATGATTCGACCAAAAAGTTAGCTCAGTCTATGGATTTATCAGATTTACCAAAAGAAAGAATTTTTGATGAGATGTCAAAACTGTTATTAAAATCTCCATCACCTTCGGTAGGTTTGCAAGCGTTAGAAGATATGGGAGTTTTTAATCAACAAATGACAGAATTAAAGGATTTACGAGATACAATACAACGAGATGATTTTCACGCTGAAGGAGATGTATTTACTCATACAAAAATGGTTATCGATGAAGCCGCACGAGTTAGTAAGCGATTTGAACGAGAAAAAGATCGACATATCATTATGTTATCTGCCTTACTCCATGATATAGGTAAGCCAGCGACTACTAATGAACGTGGTTTATCGCATGGACATTCCGAAGCTGGCACGGAACCCGCGAGGCAATTTTTAGAGAGATTAACTACAGATAAAGAAATTATAGATACTGTTGTACAGATAGTAGAACTTCATTTAGTTCCATTACAGTACCATCATCAGAGAGAAGAACTAAAAGATTCCACTTTAAGAAGGATGATTAATAAACACGGAACGCATTTCCTTAATCTACTATCAGCCGTTTCCGAAGCAGATGCTCTTGGTAGACGCCATAGACAACCTGATGGTAGTACAATAAAACCTACGAATGAGGCTAATGAATGGTTTAGAGCGAATATTAAACGAGTGTCTGAAGAAAGTGGTAGTACACCAGAAGGAAGAATTAAACCGTTAGTGACTGGTAATGACCTACTTGATTTAGGTTTTGTACAAGGCAGACGAATTGGGGAAGTACTACAAGATATTAAGAGACAGCAAGAAGAAGGTAAATTGACGGATAAGAAAGAAGCCCTTGATTATATTCAGGGTATCCATAAATCTTATGTCAGTGAATATTTCTTGAAGGCTAAAGGTAAATATAAGGGACGAACAGGTGGAATAACACCTGATTGGACAATGAAATTACCCGGTGAGGAAAGAGATATAGATGAATGGACAGAAGCTCGTAGAAAGAAAGCAGAGGAACGCCAGTGGGGAATTAAACCTGTAGGTGGACAGCCGATGGCTAAAACATGGATAGGTTCACTAGCTGATAAAGGATTTATATATCCGTTAATTAAGCAGGTTCTAGGTTCTCAGATGTGGTTTGCGCAAGATGGAATTGACTATATAGCTAATTTAGGAACGAATGAAGATGAGTTAGTCACTTCTGTAGATAAAGCAATATTTACCTATAATAAACCTAGTGTATCTTATGCGCCTTCTGGACGAAATAATCAGAATACAAAGAGGAAAAGTTCAGGTAAGCAAGGAGAGAGATATCAAGGAGATATTATAGACGATGAGGAGGACGATTATTAATGACTAAAAAAATTAAGAAAGTTGAAACAGGGGCTAATATGGACGGCTCTAATCTGGGAGGAACTAAACCTAATATAAAGAGGGTTAGGCAGAGACAGCCTAATGCTCCAGAATACCCCCCTACTCATGGAGGGCTATTAGGGCCAAAACGACTAGATTGGGGAAAGAAAGGAAAGACTCCCACAAGTAAGGGTGGGTCTGGTTCCCATAACCAAGTTAATAGGAAAACCAGAATTATTGAAGATATGATTAAAGAAGGCGAGGGTGGAGGAGGTGATACCACAGGGCTAGGAGCAACTGTATTTACTTCTACTAATGCAGGTATTTTTACTCCTACATATGGAGGAAATGGTAGGAAGCGTAGGGTAAAGTCGAAAAAGAAGCGAACAGGTATTGAACGATTAGGGGTATTTCTTACAGACGGATCACCAGAAAAGAAAATGAGAAAGACAACCGTCTTAAAAAATTGGGTTCAAAAGCAGGGAGTAGATGACCCACCTAAAGTTGTTGAACGAAAAGGACATCTTGATCAACAAGCCGCAGTTAAACAGAAGGATATGGAGCAACGAATTGCTAATTTAGATGCGGCTGCTAAACGATCTGGAGAACAGAAAGAATTTCCGTATGGACATATAGCTCCACATATAGAAGATGTTAAATTATCTAAACAGCCTATGGCTTTTGGCAATCCTCAAGATGATGAATTAAAGAGAGGAAGTAAAAAAGATAATTCCAAATGGGCAGAATCAGTAGAATTAGAATTGAAGAAGTTTCTTGATGAGCTTACTTATAATAATCAACAGACTCTTTTAAATGAGATCAATATTTATAAGAGTGATACAGTTGACTCTTTATTAAGGAGAATTTGACAGGTGGCAAACTCATCGGTTATACTGTGTCCAAAATGTAATGGGTGGATGGACGTTAATTTAGATCAGGATTTACATTGTATACAATGTGGAAAAGTTATTGTCTTACAGATAAGGAGGAAGTATGATTCCAGAACAGGCAAAATTAGAGATAAAAAGAAAGAAGGCGACAGGACAGAGTTGGACGAGTATAGCACAGTGGCTAGAAAAAGAATACGGAATAGATATTCACCGCACAACAATTCAGCGATGGCACGACAAGGAGGTTTATTCAAACGATCTTGAGTTCGATGATTTGGAAGATGATTACATAATGGATATGGAAGAGCGTATTAAACTTGATAAGAAAGTTGCTACTCACAAAGCAGAAGCAGTATTCTTTAAGAAGTTATATGAAAATGTTATAAAGAATGAAGCTAAAAAAGAAATTATTATTGAGGCAATCAAAAATAATGCACCGGCATTTCCAGCGTTGACTTCTGTTCAAACAAGTCCAAAGAGTTCAGACTTATATAAAAAAAGAGGAAGTACGCCTCAAGTCGTAGTGGCTCCGTTAAACGATTTACATATAGGTGATAATGTAAATTTAGAACAGATGGCTGGTTTAAATAGCTATGATATTGATATCTTTAATAGACGTTTATATGGGTGGGCAACGCAGTTATTAAAGCTTGTAGAGTTACGGAGAAACGTCGCCCCAATTGATGAACTAGTTATTCCTTTATTAGGTGATATGGTTAGTGGGGATATCCATGAGGAATTAGCCAGAACAAACATAGATAATTGTATGAACCAAATGATTAGGGGTGCAAATTTAATTGCACAAGCGATTATGTTTCTGGCTCCCCATTTTTCTAAAATTAGAATTCCTTGTGTGGTTGGTAATCATGGTAGAATGACACGTAAACCCCCAATGAAAGATAAGTATATGGATTGGGATTATATGGTTTATCAATGGGTTGCTGCCTATTTGCGAAATCAGAAACATATAACGTTTAGTATTCCTAAAGCTTTTCTTAATTCTTTTGAAGTAGGGAATAGAAATATTTTGATTATGCATGGTGATTCTATTTCAGGGGCTGGAAGCACGATGGCTATTACTAGAGGCGTTACAGGATTAAGAGGCTTCCTTCAATATAGGACAACTTTAGAAGATGCTGTGCTTACTTCTGATGCTATGCTAACCAGTAAATTTGATTCAGTGTTAATGGGCCATTTCCATCGTATAGAGGAAATAGATATTGGAACAGGGGCGATTCATATTTGCGGAACAATGAAAGGTGGAGATGAATTTGCTGCTCAGAGAATGCATTCAATTAGTAAGCCTAAGCAACTAGTTACTTATTGGCATCCTAAATACGGTAATGTAGGTAAAGAAGTTATTTATTTGAATAGATATGATACTTCTACTAATATGTTTAAGGATATAATACCGGATTTATGGATTACTGGGGTTGAATATGATTGAAATTGTTGTACAAAAGATACCTTGGCCTTTTCCTAAGTATGTTCATGCTGTAACACTGTGGCCCTTTATTTTTTATGAATGGGGGATTAAAGATGATCCAGCTATTCAAGCACATGAGAGATATCATTGGAATGATCAGAAGAAATGGTTGGTTGTGCCTTGGTTTATAGCGTATATATGTTTACTGCCTTTTTATGGAGGAAGTAGAAGACACCCAATGGAAAAACCAGCATACGAATTACAAGATAAAATTAATAGTTATAAGAAAGAAGAGAAGAGTTATGGTTGATATAGTTAATGTTACTCGTGAAGACGTTATTGAGGCATTGAAGGACGTTTATGACCCAGAGATACCTGTCAACGTAGTAGACCTTGGCCTTATATACGAGGTTCATGTGACCCCTGAAAATTCTGTGTATGTTATGATGACCCTTACTGCCGCTGGCTGCGGCATGGGGCCATACATAGCCCAGCAAGCTGAGTGGCGCATAACTGAAGTGGAGGGTGTAGAGAATGTATATGTTGATATGGTTTTTGATCCTCCATGGAACCCAGGAAAGATTACTGAAGACGGAAAAATGCTGCTTGGTATTGATTAGAAGGAGAAAAAAGTGTAATGAATGTTGAATTAATAGATAGTATGGGATCAGATTTAACTGTAGTAAATGCTGCTAGAGTATCATTCGATAAACATCATGAGGGGGTGACGGCTGGAGATGAAAAACTTATTGCATATCTTGCGAATCATAGTCATTGGACACCATTCGGACATCCCCAATTACAGTTCCGAATCTCTGCTCCTATATTTGTCGCTAGGCAACTAGTCAAACACCAAGTTGGCCTAGTATGGAATGAAATAAGTAGGCGGTATGTAGACTATACTCCTACTTTTGATATACCTTCTAAGTGGAGAGACCGCCCTAAAAATCGTAAACAAGGGTCAGGAATAAATTTTATACAATTGGATGAAAAAAATGTTACCGATATAGAACTTCTTCATGCTAAAAGTGTTGAATTGTATTTTAAATTAATTGAACAGGGGGTAGCACCAGAACAAGCAAGAGCTATTCTTCCTCAAGATATGATCACAGAATGGTATTGGACAGGAAGTTTAGCGGCTTTTGCTAGAGTGTGTATATTAAGATTATCTGAAGATTCTCAAGATGAAACTAGACAAGTAGCGCAAAAAATATCAAATTTTATTTTAGAACTATTTCCAGTTAGTTGGAAATACTTACTGGAAAAACGGATGCTTCATTGATATGGCTTAGATTGCAATTTTTATTTTTGGACTCGTTAAAAACTGGCGATCATTAAGGGGAGGAATTATATGATGTCTACTAAAAAACCAAATGTACATGCTCCTGAAACAACAGCTATATTTGACGTAAGAGAAGATGGGAAGAGTTGGGTATATAAGAACATTCTCATAAAGCATGATGGAGCTTCTAGTTGGCTAGTCTATATAAAGGGGGATGAGGACGGATGGGAAACACAAGATACGATAACTTGTCATGTGCCTCATCTGATCTCCTTGTTCGATTTGTTATGGTATCTTGTTCAAGGCCGACAGCCGCTGTTTTCTTCTGTTGCGGAGTTTACTCCTCTAGACTGAAAATATTAAAAAATGAATGTTATATAGTATAATATAATAGTACTAGTGAGGAGTATGATTATGCCTCGAAAAAAACGAAATATAGGACAAGACATTTACAATGCTATTTTAGATGGGCTTGAACAAGATGCTTCTGAATGGGCAGTTGAGACGGAATTGAAATATCCTAAATTGAGGGGATCAAGTATTTTAACCAGAACCAACAATAAAATAACAGTTGGTTTTAAGAGTGGGAAAGCGCTTGCGCAACTTGAAGAGGACATACCTGCTAGACCTATAATTGGGAAATATTTTCAAAAAGTTAAGCGCCATCAACGAAAAGGGACGGGGAAAAATAAACGAGGAAAAACCAGTGTCGCGGCTCATACGAAAACATTTAAGAATTATAAACCAATACAATTACGGTCAGGTGTGTGGAGAATGATGAATACAATACCAAAGGTAGAGGCTAAAAAACCTATTTCAAAAGCATTGAGGAGTCGGTATAGAGGAAAAAGTATGGAAAAAATTCTTAAGACCGCTATTGAAAATGGGATGAATTAATTAGAGACTAAGAAAAGTTTAGAAGGAGGTTGTAATGACTAATTTGCAAGTAACGAGGGATCAAGAATATATCATAGCGAGGCATTCTCGTATGGTAGGTAAAGTATTAGATTTAGTAGAAGCTACCATACCTGAAGGAAATCAATGTGAACGCTTTAAAAAGTTGATTCAAATACCATTATACGATTTTAGAAATGAGGTTTTACGGTTAACAACCGGTGATTTAGTAGAATTGGATGAATAGAGTTAGGATTTTACTCTACAGATAGTATAATAAATTAGGGCAAAATTATAATATATTGCCTAAATTATAGTATAATTCCCAAATAGTCGGCGGTGGCTTAGACCAACTGTTAGGGGCATATCATAAATAGGGGGTAACAATTATGGCAGATGAGCTTATGACAAAGGTCGAAAAGCAAATGGAGGGTACGAATCTTGCACTAGCTGCCGTTGCTGAAGTTTTGCAAAAGATGGATGCTCGATTTTCTAATGACGAGGAAGCAGAGATTAGAAAGGAAGAGGAACAGATAGCCTTTTCTGAGAGAACCGCTCTTGTAAAGGATATTGCCTCAGAGGTGGTAGGCATTTTGAAGCAGGGTGGTTTGGATGTAGATGGGACTAAGGTACGTAGTGCTGCGAAGACGGGTAAGGGCGGCAGTGCAGATGATTCTGAAAAGCCGGCCAATATTTCAAGCAATATTGCGGATCAGCAAGCTACTATTCAGGCTATGAAGAAACAGAAGGATAATGGAGATGGGGAAGAAGAAGAGGACGAAGATGTACTCCCGCCCAAGGGTGGATACATGAAGACTCATGTTCCTGGTCATGAAGATGACGATGAGGAAGATGTAGAAAAAGAGGGTGCCGACGAGTACCCAGCAGAAGAGGACGAGCCAGAGAATGAGGAAGATGAGATGAAGTCTATGAAGAAAGAACTAAAGGCCCTGAGAAAGCAGATACGAACTGTTAATAGTTCTATGGAGAAGGCGATTTCTAAGGAAGCTGAGAGCCGCCTTCGCAAGATGGGCTTTAGGGAAGAGAATGGACTACAGAGACCTCAGCGTATTGAGACTCCTCTAGGCGTTGACGGTTCTACTCCTATTGTGAAAACTGGTAGTAGTACCGATACTGTTGAACAGCTAGTAGGATTGTCTTATAAACAGCTTCGTGATCTACAAGCCCAAATTGAAATGGGTAACACTGAGGGAGTTCCAAGGGAACTTCTTGGGTAGTTTAAAATTAATTAGGAGGAAATATCATGGCTAATCCATCCCTAGCGGAATATTTAGCCCAATCGCAACGTGGACTGTATCAGTCAGTCTTCGGCCCAGAGTACTTGATGAAGCAGACGTACTTCACGGTTGATACTGCTACTGGTATTTTTAACACTACGTATGGGCGTAAGGTGTGGCAAGCCCTGAATAACCAAACACGCTTTTTCAATGCCATTCCCAGAACGGTCTGGGGTAACACGGCTGGTTGGCGTGTAAGGACGGACAGGGGTTCGGGACGATCCCGACCTGTGACAGAGACCGGCTCTCTTCCGACAGTTGATATTTCCAACATTGAGACCGTATCGAGCTTGCCTCGTGTAGTCTCTACGACTTTTGGTGCCTCCGTGAAGTCAGTATTCACGGCGCAGCTAGAAGGCGGTGTTGGGGATGTGCTGGCGTTGGAGAACGAGAATGCACAGCTTGACCATGTCAAGGAAATTAACGAGGAACTTCTTGCAGGTTCCGCATATCTAGTATCTGCTGGTGCATCGACAACGTTTACCGTTCCAGCAGCTATTGCAAAACATTTTAAAATC